AGTTCTTACTCCAAAAGAACTACAGGTAAACCTAGAATTGTGTAAGTCTGACTTTGTAAGCGACTGGGAAGCGATCTCTATGGGTTACTCTGCTTTTGATGAGTTACCTGCTAACTTCGCTGATTACCTAATCGGTTATGTTGCTGCTAAGGTAGCTGCAAAGAATGAGACTAACATCTGGGCAGGTGCTGATGCTAACGCAGGTGAGTTTGATGGCTTCACTGCTCTATTGGCTGCAGATGCTTCAGTTGTAGATGTAGTAGGTACTACTATCACTGCTGCTAATGTTATTGATGAGTTGGGTAAAGTAGTTGATGCTATCCCTGCTGCATTATATGGTAAAGAAGATCTTTACATCTATGTATCTCAGCATATCGCTCGTTCTTATGTTCGTGCTTTAGGTGGGTTCGGTGCTAATGGTCTAGGAGGCAATGGTGTTGCTTCTAATGGTACTACTTGGTACAACGGAGGCGATCTAGCCTTTGATGGTGTTAAGTTGTTTGTTGCTTCAGGTATGCCTACTAACGATATGGTTGCTGCACAGAAATCAAACTTGTTCTTCGGTACAGGTTTGTTGAGCGACCACCAAGAAGTGAAACTTTTGGACATGGCTGATCTTGATGGATCACAAAATGTTCGTGTAGTTATGCGCTTCACTGCAGGTGTTCAGATTGGTATCGGTGCTACATCGTGTACTATACTTAATAGTTGATTGATTAACCAATGAAGGGGCAGGTGGGCTAAAGCCTGTCTGCCCTTTTTTATTTTAAATAGACAACGATATGGCGTGTGCTTTAACAAAAGGAAGAAACGAACCCTGTAAGGATGTAGTAGGTGGTATCACTGCCGTTTACTTTGCTGACTTCGGGACATTAGGTGCGATCACCTATGATGCAACAGATACGGATGTGATTGATTCATTTGGAGGTACTCCAGATTGGTTCAAGTTTGAGGTAAAAGGAAACTCTAGCTTTGAGCAGACAATTACTTCTTCTCGTGAGAATGGGACTACATTCTTTGATCAGACATTGAGTCTTACATTTAAGAAGATGACTAAGCAGACTCACAATGAGTTGAAGTTGATCTCTTATGCTAGACCTCATGTAGTAGTAGAGGATAACAACGGCAACAAGTTCCTCATGGGATTAGATTATGGTGCTGAGGTTAATGGTGGTACAATCGTTACAGGTGCTGCGATGGGTGATTTGTCTGGATACACTTTGACAATGAATGCTCAGGAGAAGATTCCTGCTAACTTCGTAGATGCTACGATTACTGCTGATGCTTCAACTATTACTGATATCTAAGATCAGATCCTGATAGAATCAAAAAAGCCCTTCCTTTCGGAGGGGCTTCTTTTTTGGTAGCAGTGCTACCTAAGAGAGATGAACACTGCAAATGTAACCATTATATATCTTTTGGGTTTTATAATTAGATGATTATTGTAGAAGAAAATACAACTCCACAGATAACGATGTATCTCAGGGACTTCACAACGGAGTCTTTTGAGATGGAAATTATCTCAGAGAGTGAAAGAGTTGAGAAGGTAGATACTGCTATATCTGGATCATATGATGATTTCAGGAAGGTGCTAACCTTCTCCTATGATGTATCTGCTTTAGTAGCGGAGAGTTTTTATGTGATCAAGATTTGGGAAGTGGGCAAAATCAAGCTACTTTCACAAGACAAGATATATATCATTCCAACAGGATCTAGTGTAGCAACATATCAGCCAAAGATGGCTACTACAGAGGAGACTATGGATAACGAGTTTAAGATTTATGGAGAGTAATTTCAAGTTTGTTCAACTATCTAGCTATACTACTCCTGTAGTAAGTGAGAACCCTAGAAAGGGTTGGGTAGAGTATGGAGATGACAATGATTATTTTCAGTATCTGATTGATCGCTATAATGGTTCTCCTACGAACAATGCAGTAATCTCTGGGATCATTGATATGATCTTCGGTCAAGGTATTGATGCTACAGATTCAGGTAAGAATCCAGAGGCTTATCTTCAGTTGAGAAAACTGATTAAGGATCAGGAGTTGAAGAAAGTAATCAATGACTACTACATGTTAGGCAATGGTGCTTTTCAGTTGATCTACAATCAGAATAAGACTAAGATCGTTGAGGTATACCATATGCCTGTAGAGACTCTTAGAGCAGAGAAGTGTAATGATGAGGGAGAGGTTGAGGCATATTACTATGCTTATGATTGGAGTCAAGTACGAAGCAAGAAGGGTGTTGATCGCATTCCTGCTTTTGGCTATGGCGCACAAGGAGATAAAGTTGAGATCTTATACTTCAGACCTTATCGCAGTGGCTCTTACTATTACTCCCCTGTTGATTATCAAGGTGCTTTACCTTATGCAGAATTAGAGGGTGAGGTAGCAAACTACCATATCAATAATATCAAGAACGGACTTGCTCCTTCTATGATTGTGAACTTCAATAATGGAGTCCCTCCAGAGGAGGAAAGAGATATCATAGAATCACAGATTAAGCAGAAGTGGGGAGGTACATCTAATGCAGGGAAGTTCATCCTAGCATTTAATGATAGTGCGGATACGGCTGCTTCTATTGAAGCTATTCAGTTAT